TCTTTTGTGTATCTAAGATAACCTTTAAGGCATCTTCTGATATCTTTCCATTAACTGTTATTTTCATCTATAGGTTCCTCCGTTCCTACCTGATATTGATTCGCTTTATCCGCATCCACAAAGTTTAATGATTGTAGTCGTTTGTTTCCGCCTTCTATTGGTTCAAGTCCTAAAAGCGCTCTTGATTCATTAAGTGACATAATACCTAAACTCATTAGTTTCTCGATTGCTGTTACTTTTGTATTCCATGAAGCATACTGTAACCTTTCACTATAGAAGATGATTTCCTCTCCACGTTCTAGTTGATTATCCGTTAATAATCCTAAAGAAAAAGCCTCGCTAAGTTGAATAGCTAAAGGCTCTATCGTTGATTCATAGAATGAGTTGTATTCGTCTTCTGTGTATTTGCTTGTAAAGATTGGCAATGATACTCCAAAATAATCTAGTATCTTTGCTTGTAAGAATTCCAGTGTATCTTTATCAATTAACTTCGGATCAACTGCTAAAGGAATATATTCACTCTTTAAGTCGATAGGTATAATTGAGCTGCCTTTTAAACTTACGGATTCTGAAAGTGCTGCATCGAATAGCTCACGTTGTTTCTTTTTATCTGTTTCAGATAACATCCCATTCATTTTCAAGATACCTTTTATTTGCATTGAAGATTTGATAGCGTTATCGATTCCTTGGAGTAAACTATCATTTATAGATATCGTTTTAAGTATGGCTTCATGGTCACCAGTAGAACCAGTTCCACCAAAGATATCGTTTTGTCCAAAATGTCGTCTTAAATGAATGATATTATCATATGGCAAAATGTACGACTCACCATTGTCAAACAAGAACTTGATGAAGTAAGTATCTAAACTATCAACAATCATTTCTACTGTAATAGGCCGAAGTGGATAGATACCTTTAAGTTCACCTGTATCCTTATCAAACTTAGGATAAACAAACGCATTATCATTCAGCAAGAGCAAAGTGATCGTTTTGTAGATGAAGTCATATGGTGTCATGACTTCATTTGGTTTATACTTCAAAAGAAAAGACAGCCTACCTTTTTTCTCGGTTACTGTCTTATCATTCTCGGTTTTTATAAATCTTGGTTTGAGTTTAGCACACTGGCTAGCTACTCGATCAATACAAATCTTAACCACATCACTCTTGGATATGTTCGTACCAAATGGTGTGTAAAATGTATTTAAATTACTAATTAACTGGAGTGCATCGAATGATCCAGTTTTACTTTTTCTTTTAAATAAGGCCATAAGCACCTCCATTTATTCTTTTGGTATTGGAATGGCAAACCCAAATGAATGCCCTTTTAAATTTAATAATTTTTTACCAATGTAATCTTTAATTCCCAGCTCTTTAATTTCTCTAAATAGTGTTGCTTCATTTCTAAAATAAAAAATTGAATACTTTGACATATTGCTGTGTGTTATATAGAATATGTTCTTAATTTCAGGACTTTTTTTTAAAAGTTCTAATAATTCTTTTAGATGAATTGGAAGTAAAACTTGTGTATTATCATTTTCATTTAAAATTATATCTGGAAGATTGGAGGTATTCTCAATTACAAATCCAAATTCATATGGCATTTTTAACTCATCTACTTTTGCGTGTTTCTTATAGTCTTCTAATTTTTTGTAGTGATTGGAAAAATTACGTCTAAAATTACTTATGTAGTTTTGAATGCTTCTTTCAGATATATAAGTATCACGACTAATTACGGTTTTATCAGGTGATTTCTTTAAACTTTCATTCACGTGTGTATCAAAGTCCCTTGATACTCTTGCTTCTTCTTTTCTCATTTCTGTTCCCTTTTTTGTGTTTTTCGAAGAATCAAAGATAAAGTGTTCAAAAAAATAAGTAAAACTATCATTCCCAATTACGATATCAGGTCTATCAAACTGTGCTATACCCATTGTTTCTGCTCTTTTTAAAAATAACTCAAGATATTCTTTGGATGTTTCACCATAATAATTTACTGCATTGTTTTTAATCAATATATTAATAAATCTTTCAGCTTCAGACATAATACCACCCCTATGAGAATTATATCATATTTTCATAATCAGTTTTATACCTATTTAAAACTACATATGCAATGATTAATGCTACTGTTCCATCAATACGTTTGTACTTCGAGTTTAGTTTTGATGGTTGGATGTTCCCATTAAGATCAACCTTCGCTTGTGTATTCGCAAGACACCATTTCATAATAGGATTATTATTGTAATTTACAATATTATTTTTCAAGTCTGCTTCCATGATTTTCATTGGTTCTGAGAGAGAATAAATCCCTTGTCTAACTTTCTCCATATTAAATCCTAAGTCTTCCATCTCTTTAATCCAATATTGTGAGTTCCACGGATCATACCCTACCCAAAGAGGTCGTATCCCGTAGGTTTGAATCATCTTCATAAACCACTGAGTAACAAGACTAAAATCATTTTGATTTCCTTCCGTCAATGTCACAAAACCTTTCTTAATCCAAATATCATATGGAACATTATCTTCTTTGATTCTTTTTTCTACAACTTCGCTTGGCATGAAGAAATGAGGAATAACATACTTTATACTGCTATCTCGTTTTTGAATAACAAGAACTGCTGCTGTTAAATCGGTTGTTGATGATAAATCAACACCACCTATTGCATATGAATCTCTTAGTTTATCAATGGTATATTTGTCTTCGTTATTTAAATCGTCAAACGATAGCCATGAGCCACTATCTGCTTGTTTGATGTTAAAGTCTTTACAAAGCATCGTGACTCTTGTGGATAGATCATGCTTTGATTTATTCATAACATCTTCTAAGTAATTCTCGAGTTTTACAACACCTAAACTAGGGTTTGATTTCTGCCATGTGCTTGAATCCTCATAAATTTCCTTTGTAGAATCTTGAGTATACAACCATGGAAGTACTCTGCTATCCTGTATTTCATCTTTTAACATCTTTCTAGCATAGTCTAGTTTATTATCTAAAAAACCACCAACGGTTGTCCCTTCGGTGGTTATGATGAATATAAGTGGTTCTTTCTTTGTTGATTGTGATTGCTTAATTGCATCATAAACTTTAGAATCGGTCATTTCATGAACTTCATCAATACAACCAACTTCTATATTGTATCCATCTTTATTTCTTGATTGAGCGGATAACTTCTTAATTTTGTTTTTGGTCTTTGGAGAATAGATGTGATATATGTTTTTCTTGCTTCTTGTCTCTTTTGATAAGGCTGGAGATTGTTCTCGCATATTATTAATCTCTTCAAATAATATGTTTGCTTGTTCTGTTGTGTTTGAAGCACATACAATATCCACACCACCTCTTGATAAAAAGAACTCTGCTAAGTCTATACCCGCAACGAACGTAGTCTTTCCATTCTTACGAGCAATGAGTAATATCACTTCATTGAATCTACGTAATCCTGAATCTGCCATCTTAAATCCATAAGCTGTTTGTAGTAATGCTTTCTCCCATAGTTCAAGAATGAATGGCATACCATTAAATGGTGACTTAGTATGTTTACAGAAAGTTTCTATAAAATCAATTCTTAAATTCCCTGGTTGTTCATCAAAACTATAGAGAGGATTATCTAAATCTTTTATAAGTTGATCTAGTTGTGTTTTTAATTCTTCTCCAACGATGATGTTTCCGTTATTAATTTCATTGTAGTATTCAATTAAATAATTCATTCACTTGCTCTCTTAAGAAATTCATCAAAAGCATCATCTCCATCATCTACTTGTGTTCCTAGAATACTATTAAGAGTTTTGATAACAGTTCCATATGAATTCACTAGTTTTGTATAATACTTCGCTGCTTCAGTTTGCCGTTGCATTCCTTTGTTAGATATTTGGATAGCACCGTACTTTCTAATCTGCTCTTGTAATTTATCAAGTTCCACCTTCATAAATGCAGCTTGATAAATTAAGTTATCTACTAACTCTGTCTTTGATTTATCAACCAAAGAAAAAAGCGATTTTAATCGCTTGTATTCTTTATTCAACATATTATTCAACCTTATTTAGAAAATTTACCATGTCTTTCTTATCGACTTCATAATAACTCAATCCGTATTTTTTTCTTTGCAGTTTTGAATACATTTGATAAAGTATAATCCCATTGGTATAACAGTAATTATAAAGAATGACTTTATTAGCCAAATCAATATACTCTCCAAGATATATTGCTTTTGGATAAATTGAATTTTCTATTTTATAATGCAAATTATTAATTTTCGTTACATCAATCAACATATTTGGTAGCAACATTCGCCACTCTAGTTCATATTCCCAAATTTTCTTTTTTGTAAATACAATTGAATCAGACATCCTTTTTTGATTTTCAGTTGAGAATAAATTCATACCGGCATCTTTATACTGTTTCAATATGTCTAAGAAACTAAAGTTAGGGTTGTCTATTGCACCGAGACTAACATCCACTGCATTTATAAGTAATTCAGTAGCATCATATTTGTGATTGGTGTAAATTACTTTATATATATTATATTGGCTAAAATCTTGATCTTCAATATCACCGAAGATATCTGCAAATATTTCAAATTGATTTACCATATCTTTTGAAACAGCTTTTACTAAATCACAGTGATAATCTCTTAAAACTTTTAAATCATTATAGTAATATTCAATTGCAAAACCTGTTGCATTGTCTGCATAATGAGCCCACATTACTTCATTGTCTATTTTTTCAGAGAAACACCCTACCAAAAAGATTCGTTTAAAGTTTTCTAGATTACTGCTATAGATTTCTCTAATCCAAGATTCAGCAATTTTCCTTCTACTATTTGTTTTGAGTTTTCTAAGTTTTTTATATTCTTGAAGAATATCATAATCTACCTTACTCAATAGGTGATCAATTAATTTTTTAGTATCAACTACAAAACTTGTATCGTAGGGGTCATTAAACGAATCTGGTCGAGCTACCCATAGCTCATTTTTAACTAACGCTTCAATTGTATACTTATTAATAGGTCTATATCTAAAAAGAGTAAAATCATTTTGAACACTTAAATGATGTTCAGTTACATCACTCTTTTTTACAATTTCTAAATTGTATTTCTTTTTCATTCTTAATCCCCCTTCCAATAGGAATTTTGGATTTTCAAAAAATTTGCCTTGTGTTTCTTAATTCCCCACCTACGCGGTACCCTTAAAACCGGGAACAATGTCAACCCGGGGGGCGCTTAATTCAGTAAATTCTATCTTTATATCCCCATGCTTGAGGATGTTTTGGATAGCAAATTATGTTATTAGCTATTCCTTTACACTTTGATTTGTTTTTTGCTACTTCCTTAAGAGTTATAGAATTTTTATGAGTAAAATCTAATATCTCTTGAATTCGAGCATCATAATATCCCTTGTAAATACCATTGGCATTACCGCAAGCCAAAATTACATCAGGATTTAATGCTTTGAATTTATTATAGAGTTTTTCAATAATTTCAATATTGATTTCATATCTAATAATATCACTAGATAATGGATTAAATGATGGATCAGATTTTGACACAAACCCGTAATGTGAATTTATGTTTTTAGCAATCGAATCGTAATAGGGATACAAGTTTAACAAAAAGATATCTGTATATCCTTTTTTCTTGGCAAGAGTAATAGCCTTTATAGTTGTAATATCTAAATACTTATTTGTATAGTCTTTAGATTTCTTTTGATGAACCCCTTTAAACGATTCGCTAGGATTCTTCATAATAATAAAAACCATTCTTCTATTCTTCTTGCTGGTAGTTTTGAAGAACAAGTAATACCTATTCTTTATAATATTCATTGGTTTATACTCGATAGATTTTAACTTAATGAATTTAGGAATTTTATACGTCATAATATCTTTCTGATTATGTGATTAATTTCATAAAAAAATCTTTAATTACAATATCAATATCACTACTCATAAACTCATACCCCCCAAATCTAAAAATCTCATATCCATGAAGTTTCATTTTTCTATCATACTTTACCATTTCTGAATACAATTTCGGTGATGGTTTTCCATCAATAGAATAGTGGTGAACACCATCAATTTCAATAATTATTCTTCTTCCATTATATAACATTAGAAAGTCCATTCTTTGATGAATAAGTCTTTTCTCGCCAAATAATTCTTTTATTGTTTTAGGATCATAATGTAAGTATACCTGAGGAAGTAACGCTGGCATATCAAAATTATCATTTACAACTTTCTTGTAATATATGTCAAAGAACTTAAGTTCAACATCATTTCCTTTAATTGACTCCTGCAATCTAGGAAATAGTTTATCTTCGCTTTTATTCTTCCACCATATTATCAAATCATTAATACTTAGGTTAGAATTGTTAATTGCTTCATCATACACAAGAGAGTATGATTCATTTTTGACTATTTGAATGTTATTTTCAAGTGCATTTTCAAGTATAATTTCTGGTTTTTTGGTTGAAGCAAATATTATATTCTTTATATTTCCATGTTTGTATCTAATATCTAATTCAAATATAGGTTCATAATCTACTGTTTTGAATGGAGTTTTATAGCCTGTAATTGGACTACCTCCACTTTCACATAACTGTGGATCCATAAAATCAATAAATTCTGAATACGTTTGATGTAAAGTGAATAATTGATTACCCTTTGAGATTTGTTTAAACTTGTGAATAATATTGATTATGAAAATTAGTTCTCTGCTCTCATGAGCATTATAATGAATTGATTCCATATCGGGATTATACATATCATGGGATCTTGCTTTATATGATAAAAAAGACATTAAAGCATCCAATTTTGAATGAAGTATTGCGAAAACTTCTTTAGTTTCATTAGGGAAATTATCATATATTTGATTATATTTTTCATCAATT